GGGCGGCACTGCCTCCTTCGACAATGATCAGCTGGCGGGAATTATCACCGACGGCTCCACTGATTTCATAGTGGGCGATTATTTCACAGTCACTGTCACAATAGATCCGCGTCAGGTTGTTTTGTGCGATAAGACAGCAACAGACGGATCCAGCAAGCCCTATGCCGTGCTGGCTGAGGACGTGGATGCCTCTGCGGCGGCTGTCCGGAGCACAGGATATCGGACAGGACAATTCAACCAGAGAGAAATCACGCTGGCGACAGGGACGGACATTGAGGACGTTCGGGAGGAGATGGAAGCTCAAAGCATGTTCTTGAGGCCGTCGGTTTCAGTGTAGTTTGAACGGTTTGAACGGTTTGAATTGAATTTCAAACAAGCGTTTTTATAACACTATCAACAGGAGTGAAGGATATGAAGTTTTTAAATCCACTGAGATTATTCTCAGTTATTTTCGCAGCCCTTTGGACCGTCGGCAGGAACATGGGGCAAGGGGGAGCAATTGATCTTTTCGATACACGGATAATGCTCACGGCTTTGGAACAGATGAAGCCGGTGCGCACATTTTTTCTGACCACGTTTTTCCGTGCTTCGGAGACTTCCCAGACTGCCTACGTGGATATTGATATTCACAAGGGAAAGCGGCGCTTGGCCCCTTTTGTCTCCCCAGTTCAGCAGGGGAAGGTAGTGGAGCGGTTGGGCTATACTACGCGGAGTTATAAGCCCCCGTATATCAAGCCCAAAATGGTGACTACTGCTGCCGATATCCTGAAGAGAGAGATGGGCACTACTATCTACAGTGCTAATGACGGCCCGGCTCAGAGAGCGGCTCGCCAGATTGGCAAGGATCTTCGGACGCTGGATGAAATGATTACTCGCCGGGAGGAGTGGATGGCGGCTCAATTGCTCCAGTCCGGACAGGTTCATGTGCTGGGCGAAGGAATTGATGAAATTATTAATTTCGGGATGTCAGCAGATCATATTATCACTCTGGGCGGCACGGACGTTTGGAGCAACGCAGCCAGTACTCCTCTGGAGGACTTGAGGGCTTGGCGGCGGATAATTGCGAAGGACAGCGGAATCAATCCCGATACTGTTGTCATGGGAGCGGATGCCGCTGATGCTTTCTTGGATCACGCTGATGTTCAAAATAAACTTGATACACGGAGAATTGATTTGGGCCTGATTGATCCGGCTATCCTGGCCACAGGCGCAATATACTACGGCCGTATCAAGGACGTTGGGGTTGATCTTTACGTCTATGATGAGTGGTTTGTGGATGATTCTACTGACACTGAAGGGCCGCTAATGCCCGCGAAAAAGGTGATCATGGGATCGACTCAAGCCCGCACTGCCCGGCACTACGGAGCAATACAGGACTTGGATGCCACCGGGGCGGTTGCCCGGTTCCCGAAGTCCTGGACTGAGGATGACCCGTCGGCGCGGTTCATCATGCTCCAGAGCGCTCCGCTGGTGGCAATGCACCAGGTTGATGGATTTGTTTGCGTGCAGGTGCTTGCGTAAGCAAAAGAGTATTTCTATACACAGGAGGTATGGCATGAAGGTTTTGACCGTGGGAATGGTGAAGTTGGGGGGGCAGTATATTCCCCCCGGCTCTCTCATAGAAATCGAAGATGTGGAAGCACGGCGGCTCCTGTTACTAAAAGCTGTGAGGCTTGAAGCGGCGGGCTCTCCTTCCCCAGTGACCCCGAAAGCCCCGGAAGCCCCGGAAGCCCCGGAAGCCCCGGAAGCCCCGGAAGCCCCGGAGGATGAAGGGATGACTGAGGATGAGAGGGCTGAAGCTGTGGCTGAACTGAAGCAGGTCAAAGGCATCAACCGTCCGATAGCGGAAGCGCTTTTGGAGATGGGAGTGGCGGGGGTTGCGGATCTGAAAGCCTTGGACAAAGAGAGCCTGATGGCGCTCAATGTCAAGGGTATCGGGGAAGCCATGGCGGAGAAGATAATTGCTGATGCCTCCGCGTTTGAGATCGAGGAATGAAACTGAAAACAATAAAACGGAGGAGTTCAAATGGCTGATGCTCTTTACGGCTTGGGCCGAAACAAGTTTCTCACTGGAGATATCGACTGGGTCAACGATACCATCAAATTGTATCTGATCGACACGGCTGATTATACGGTGAGTATTGATGTGGATGAATTTGCTGATGATGTTACGACAGCGGGAAAAGTTGCGACAGCTACTCTGACGGGCAACTCAGCGACACTGGGAGTGGCGAATGCGACAAGCCCGACAGTATTCTCATCAGTCACCGGAGATGTTTCAGAAGCGCTGGTGCTGTGGAAGGATACGGGCACTCAGTCCACGTCTCCGCTGATCGCATATATCGACGGCGCAACAGGGCTCCCCGTGACCCCCAACGGCGGAGATATCAACGTGACATGGGATACGGGAGCGAATAAAATATTCAAACTGTAGTCCATTCACGCGATGACGCGATGTGATAAGGAACTAAACTGAATAATCAAATCAAACAGGAGATATTGAAATGGATATATTCACTAACGTAGCTGAGATGAATTTGGATGAGATGAATTCAGATCAGTTGGGCGATATTTCTGCGAAGTTGTCGGGAGAGATGGATGAGGTGCGGGTTGCCTATCGATCTCAGCAGAAATCAGTCCACGCGGCAATAGCGACGGCCCTGAAAAAAGAGAAAACTGAGCGTGATAAAAATCCTGCCCATAAGGCGAAGGAACAGGGAGTCAAAACTGGCGAATAGAGCGGAGCGCTCTGATAGTCAAATCCGGATAGGGGAGCGCTCCGGCTCCCCTATTTTTTCACATAATATGGAGGCAACACGTGGCAACATTGACAGAAGTAATTGCTGAATTGAGCGTATTATTTACTCCTTTGGTATTTGAGGCTCCGAAGGTCAATCCAGAGCCCATCAGCCGTCCCGGTGTCCTCAATCCTTCTCTATATCACTTTCACTATCTTGAGGAAGGTATAGGAGGAGATCAAGGGAAGCCGATCGGACGTGAGACAAAAATACCAATCTATGTATGGGATGAGGGAGAGCCAACGGAGCGTGCCGTATATGATCAGGTGGAGCCAGTGATCACTGTGGATAAGGATACTATTGCCAGCAATCCTGCAGTTCCGACAATAGCCGAAGTGGCACGGCTCTATTCTTCACAGAAACTACGGGAGCGGGTATTGGGAGCGCTTCTGGTGGCGGCTACGGCGTGGTTTTGGACTGACGGAGCAGATACAAATTATGCAGCGATTATGAGAATGGTATCTGATATACGTCGGGACAGCGATCCATTTATCAAACTGGTCATGGGGCATCTTTGTGGGAGACAGGATGCGTTGGCCGGAACGATAACTGATGTGACAATACAGAGTGAAGTGAACGGGTTGAAAGACAAGCTCATCACCGCTCTCTACGAATAGGGGATCTTGAGCCATGGCTTTTCCTACTGGATGGGGCCGAAGGTGCAAGCTCACCATCGACCATACCAAAGTTCCTAGCACGCAAACTGATATCCCGGTATTGCTGACTGTTGGTCAGTTGCCGTCGGAGATGTTTGACGCTGATGGGAGCTATCCGGCACGCTCCGACGGCGGGGATATCCGGATATCCAGTGATCTGGCCGGAGCTAATCAGATATGCGTTGAAATTGTCCGGATCCTACTGGACAATGACCCGGCGAACGGGCTTGCGGAGGTGTACGTCAAAATACCCAGTCTTTCCTCCTCCGTTGATACTGAAATCTATCTATGGTATAATGCCCCGTCGGAGACTATGCCGGCGCGCAATAGCACTTACGGCTCCGATAATGTTTGGACAGGTTTCGGCGCTGTCTATCACATGAATGATTTGACGAGTTCCACCGTTAAAGACAGCACAACCAATAATAATACGGCATCGGGAGCATCCACACAAATAGCAGGACCGTTTTCTGGAAGTTTGGCACAAGATTTCAATGGATCGAGTGACGTATTAACCGCATCAAATATTGTGGCAATTCAAGCAACAACAGCCCTAACAATGATGTGGTATGAAAGAGTTGATACGTGGGGATACCGTTCTGGATGGGGTAAGGGAGCGAATGATTGGGGAGCACCCGACTATGGTGAGAAATTTGAAGGGAATGGACACAGATTTAATATAAATGGAAACGATTGGGGACCGAGCACAGGGACAACAGGTGCATGGCGCAAAATAGTGTGGACGTATGATGGATCAACAAGAAGAATTTACTATAATGGTTCTTCTGCCTTGACAAATAGCTACTCCGCAACAATCGGTAATACGGCAGGATTCGGAATCAATATTGGTCATGTTCACGCAGATGCCGCGTTTGATGGTGGGTATGATGAGCTTCGTGTGGCAAAGGCTGTTCTCACGGCAGATCAAATAACTACCGATTGGAATAATTTTAATTCGCCATCGACATTTTCCAGCGCGGGGACTCCGGAGACTCCAACAAGCACATTGACAATAGTTCCCACAGGTATTGTATCTGCTGAAGCCTTCGGCACTCCCGTAATTACTACGGGCTCAGTTTCTCTTTCCCCTTCCTCTATCACATCAGCGGAAGCGTTCGGCACTGCGATTGTTTCTACAGGTTCAGTTTCTCTCCTCCCTTCCGGTATCGGAACGGTGGAAGCGTTCGGAACAGCAACAGTGGGGGCGGGAGCGGTGACGGTCAGCCCTTCGGGGATCGCATCAGCGGAAGCATTCGGCACGGCATCCCTGTCCCCTGGCGCTGTCTCCCTCCTCCCCAGCGGTATCCCGTCAGCGGAAGCCTTCGGGACTCCTATCATTGGGAGGAGTATTGCGGCGGCGGGGGGAATTGCATCTGCGGAAGCCTTCGGAACAGCAACAGTGGGGGTGGGAGCGGTGACGCTGGCTCCCTCCGGGATAGCTTCCGGGGAAGCGTTCGGGACAGCGGTGATCAGTGTGGGCTCAGTGCCTTTGGTTTCTTCGGGGATAGCTTCTGCTGAAGCCTTCGGCACTCCCGTAATTACTACGGGGGCCGTCACGGTCAGTCCCTCCGGGATAGCTTCCGGGGAAGCGTTCGGGACAGCGGTGATCACTGTTGGGCCTGTCTCCGTCATAGCTGTGGGTATTTCCTCCGGGGAAGCCTTCGGATTGGCTACGGTATCCCCCGGAGCCGTCAGCATTCTCCCGGCATCTATTCCATCGCAGGAAGCATTCGGGACTCCGGCAGTGGGCCAGGCTATCGAAGTATCCGGGATTATTTCCGGGGAAGCCTTCGGGACAGCGGTGATCACTACGGGGCCTGTCTCCGTCATAGCTGTGGGTATTTCCACGTCAGAAGCCTTCGGGGTATGTTTGGTCACTACGGGGGCCGTCAGCATTCTACCATCAGGAATAACCACAGCGGAAGCCTTTGGTATTCCTTCTGTCTCCCCTGGTGCGGCCCCTGTCGGGCCGGGAGGGATTGGGACTGAGGAAATATTTGGGACGGCTGTGATCACTGTTGGGCCTGTGGATATACTCCCCTCCGGGATCACGACAGCGGAAGCCTTTGGAGCTGTGACTGTGACTCCGGGAGCCGTGAGTATACTTCCCACTGGAATTGTATCAGCTGAAGCCTTCGGAGTCAGCAGCGTTTTTACTGGTCAATTTATCGATGATGCTGGTGGGATCGCTTCCGGGGAAGCCTTTGGGACGGCTTTACTACAATATCGTCAGATCATATCCCCTTCTGGAATTGTCTCTGGGGAGTCCTTCGGGACAGCGGTGGTGCGATTGATTCCGCTCTCTCCGTTTTTCCAGATGCTGGAGGATGATATTGATGATGTATTTCTGCACGTCGGTTCCAGTGAATTTGCTGAGGCGGCCGTATATCACAGCCCTGAGTGGGGTGTGACTATGGATATCAATTTGATTTTCGACAGGGAGTATTTGGCGATAGATATTGACAGCGGGGCGATGGTGCAGGGGCGGGAGCCTTACGTGCTTATTCAGTCCCGCAAATTACCCCATCCCCCTGTCCAGGGAGATTGGTTGGAGATACGGGGAGCCCGTTGGCGCGTGGTTTCATCGCAACCGGACGGGACAGGGATTTCAGTGGTGACGTTGAACGAAGGGATTTGAGATGCCTTGGAAGCACAGGAGAAATGAGATCAGGGGAAAGCTCACGGCGCTCCTAAAAGCTGGAGTGGATGTGGGGCAGCGTGTATTTCCGGAGCGCTTTGACCCACTATTCATTCCTGAGATGCCTTGTATTTGCTATTATTTTGAGAATGAGCCAGTGGATGATGATAAAGCGCGGCCGATTAGGAAAAAGCGGAGACTCACAGTCAATATTGATATTATCCGACGGATCGGACAGGAGGATGGGCTTGAGTCTTGGTTGGATGAGCGGGCGGCGGAGGTGGAACAGGTTTTTGATAATAACAAGTATTTGGATTTCAATTATGTCTCCGATACTTTTCTCACCAATACGTCGTGGGGCAGTATTGATGTGAGTGCTGAGGAGCACGTCAGGGCTCTCCGATTGACGTATCAGATAAATTATGAAACAGAGATTCAACCCACGTCAAGCCTGGATGAGTTCAAGAAGGCTCCGACAGACTACGTGACCCCGGAGGGGGCGGAAGCGCGGGATGATATTGTGATTCGCACTTAACATATTCAATGGAGGTGGTTATGCAGATAATAGTCAAACCCAAATCTGGAATGATCGTGCGCGATCCCCGTGGTGGGGCAATTATTCCGGCCGGGGGCAAGCGCGTCAATCCTTCGACATATTGGATGAGGAGGTTGGAAGCGGGAGACGTTGAATTGGGAACTAAAAAAACAGTGGATAAAAATCTGAAGACTTCAGCGGCTTCAGTATTCAAATCTGCTGCTGACAAGTAATATTTTTATCATCATTTACAGGAGGGAAAATCATGTCAATACCCACTACAATTCGCGTGCCTTTTGTGTACGTTGAATTTGACGAGTCACGGGCATATTCTGGCCCGGCGCTTTTGAAATACAAAGTGCTAATTTTAGCGGAGAGATTGAGCACGGGAACGAAGGCAGTCAATGAGATTTCGGCTGTCACTTCAGCTGATCAGGCAGCAACCTATTTCGGCGCGGGATCCGTGATTCACAGAATGTTTCAGGCTTGGTTTCAGAACAATAAACTGGTTGAAGTTTTTGGGCAGGGGATCGAGGAAGCGACAGGAAACAAGGCAGCAGCAAGCATAGTATTCACCGGAACAGCTACAGCAGCAGGGACGGTATATGCTTATATTGACGGAACAACTATCCAAGTTGCTGTTGAATCCGGAGATGCTGCCGCTGATGTTTCATCCGCTCTGGCTACGGCGATCATTGCCGTGACTTCTCTCCCAGTGACCTGCGACGGCACCACTACTCCGGGAACGGCTGTGGTGACTTGTCGGACAAATGGAACAGTGGGAAATGAGTTGGATATCCGGCTCAACTATAATGACGGAGAGGAGTTGCCGGCGGGCATCACTGCTGTTGTCGCTGGATCGGGCCATCAGGCTACTCTCTCCGGCGGCACGGGGACTCCCGATTGGTCAAGCACTTCTCCCCTGTCCAGCTGGGGTGATACGTGGTTCAATATCATTATCGGATCGGTCAAGGATGCGACCAATATGACTTTGATCGAGACTGAGTTGGCAGACAGATTTGGTGCCCTGCGTATGATTGATGGTATATATATCTCCTCCCAGCGCGGGACTCTCTCTGGACTTGCGTCATACGGAAACGGGCGCAACAGTCCTCACGTGATCATGCTGGAGAACGGTGGAAAATTAGGAGTGGGCGGCCCGACAAGCAGCTGGTGGATTGCGGCGGGAGCCGGAGGACGGATTGCCACTGAGGCTGAAATCGATCCGGCCCGGCCATTTCAGACTCTTCAAATTATCGGAGCCCTCCAACCCGATATCACGGAACAGTTCACACTGGCAGAGCGCAATACTCTCCTCTATGACGGCATAGCAACCATCCGTCCGTCATCCGGGGGAGCGGTTCAGATTGAGCGGGCAATTACAATGTATCAGACCAACGCTGCGGGAGCGGCTGATATAGCTTATTTGAACTCAAATACTCTGTTCACATTAATGTATATCCGGTATGACTGGAGAAACATTATACTGACAAAATATCCGCGAGCGAAGTTGGCGAATGACGGAGTGATGGTGGCTCCGGGACAGCAGATCATGACCCCTTCTGTGGGCCGGGCCGAAGCGATAGCGCGGGCGCGCACGTGGGAGTTCTTGGGACTGGTGGAAAATATCGATCAGTTCAAACAGGATCTGGTGGTGACGCGGAGTATATCTGATCCGGATAGGTTGGATTTCCTCCTTCCTCCTGATTTGATTAATCAATTGAGGGTGGTGGGGAGCACTATTCAGTTCTTGTTGGAATCACCGACAATATAAACGGAATACTTACAATCTTTTTGGAGGTAGAAAATGTCAAATGAGAACAGAAGAGCGGGCATACTTGAGGTGAAAAAGGATGCCCAATTGCTGGATGTGAAGGGAAACTGGACGTATAATATTGGGCGGCCGAAACGTGACGCGATAATTGGTGCTGATCGGGTTCACGGATACAAAGAAATGCCGCAAGTTTCTTACGTCGAAGGCTCTATCACAGATGCTTCAGACTTGGATTTGAAATCATTGTTAGACACTACCAACGCCACTCTCACCCTCACCCTGGCCAACGGCAAAACAATTGTTTTCCGTGAAGCCTGGTATGCGGGGGAAGGTGCAGTGACTACGGAGGAAGCGGAAATTGCCGTCAGATTTGAGGCAATGAGCGCTGAGGAATTATAATCAACCGGAGGGAGTTCACCGGGGACTCCTTCCTATTTTTTCATAATCAATCAGGAGGTAGATGATGGCTGGTCAAAGAGAACAGGGACAGGAGCAAAAAGTATTTCCACTCCCTCACACTATCAGGCTTCAGGAGCCCATCCCATTCGGGAAAGATGAAACGATTAACGAGATTGTATTTCAGCGGAGACTCAAGGCGAAGGACTTAATGGGCATCAAGGTGCAAGATATGACCTTTGATGATATGCTGAAAATAATCTCCCGTATGACTGTTCAATCGATGGCGATTATAAAAGAATTGGACGGGGTGGACTTTATGGAAGCATCTGAAGTTGTCAACTCTTTTTTGCCAAATGGGGCTCAGGCGGATTAGCACGCCTGGGTCAATTCGCGGTTCTGTTTCATTGGCCCCCGTCGGAACTATATGAGATGGATGATGTGGAGATCCGATTTTGGGGCAAAGTTGCGGATGAGTACATGAAAGCGCTCAAAGGAAAATCATAATGGCTTTTGGAATCAGACCAGTGCGCGTCCCGATTGTGGGCGTGGATCAGTTCTCCAAGACGTTCGGAAAGATAGGCAAAAACCTGTCCCGATCAGGAGAGAAGATAGCACAAGTGGGATCATCGATGACCCGAAAAGTCACGTTGCCCATTATGCTAGCTGGCGCTGCTATTTTAGCCACAGCGGGATCCTTTGAAGCGTCAATGAAGGAAGTTCAGGTACTCACCACTACTTCCGGAGCGGCTTTCACAAAACTGTCCGACAGGGCGCGGGAGATGGGAGCAAATACCCAATTCTCCGCGTCCGAAGCTGCAAAGGCGATGACATTCTTGGCGATGGCCGGGTTGAGCGCTGATCAAACATTCACGGCGCTCCCCGGCACTCTTCAATTAGCTGCTGCGGCGGGGACGGATCTGGCGACGGCGGCTGATCTGGCTACTAATATCATGACCCCATTCGGGTATGGAGCGGAGCGGTTGACTGAGATCAATGACGTTCTGGCCAATACATTTACGCGAACAAATACGAATATGCTTCAGCTTGGGGAGGCAATGAAATACGTTGCTCCTGTTGCTAACGCAATGCATATTTCCCTTAATGAGACGGCGGCTGCAATAGGATTGATGGGCAATGCGGGTATACAGGCGAGTATGGCGGGAACGTCACTGCGCGGTGTGCTCTCCAAACTGGCTACTCCCTCCCGCGAAGCAATCAGGGTATTGTCGAAACTACGGATCAGAAAACAGGACGTGCTGGACAGCAGAGGGAATGTCAAATCAATAATCGACGTGGTGAGAGCGCTGGAGAAGTCCGGCGCTTCAGCCGGGGATATGCTGGAGATATTTGGAGAGCGGGCAGGTCCTGGGATGGCTGCGCTGGTCCAACAGGGATCCGGAGCGCTGGCAGATTTGACGGAGAAAACGAAGATCACCGGGAAGGCTGCGGAGATAGCGAAGATCAGGCAAGAGGGTTTATTTGGCCAATTAAAGCGGCTCCGGAGCGCGGCGGAGGAGCTGGCGATATCTATGGGTGAGGCGGGACTGCTGGAAGCGGCGACAAAACTTGCTATGAAATTAATCGCTCTCACCCAGAGATTCCAGAAGCTGTCCCCGGAGACAAAGAGATGGTTGATGATTACTGCGGGGATCCTTGCGATCTTGGGGCCGATACTCCTGGTGGTGGGAAAGTTTATAGCATCTTTGGGATTTATCTTCATTGGTGTGGCGAAGCTGGCCCCCGTATTTCTATTTCTATTGAAGATATTTGGTTGGCTCCTCACTGGGTTCAAATTCCTATTTGTGGCTTTCCGGATATTCATGGGACTGTCGAAGTTGGCGTTGCTCAATCCCGTCACGTTGATCATAGCTGCGCTATTTATTTGGATCTACGTCATCAAGCAAATAGCGGACAATTGGGAAGCGTTGACAAGTGCGTTTGAGAGCAAAATGACTTTCTTCAAAACCTTCAAATTTTTTCTTGCGGAGATAGCTGAAGCGCTGGCTGATATGTTCTCTAAAATCCCGCTATTGGGGAAGGGACTGTCAGAGCATTTCAGACTGGCGGCGGAGGGCTTCAGGATGGAGGGAGCTGAGACGGGGGCGGCGACAGCTGGCGCGGCAACAGTGGGCTCAGTCAATACGAATAATGCGCACGTGCTTGTGGAGGTTCAGAGCAAGGACGGTTCCCCAGTGAGAGCGAAACGGGAGAGCGGTGCTGATGTATCGTTGAAAACGGATACGGGCCTGATGTGGGCTCCGGGATTATAGGGGAGAGTATTATGGGATGGAAAGAGAGATTATTGCCGGCCAGTTTTCGCGGTGTTTCTTTTTACGTGAATGCGGCCAATAACACGTTCGGCCGTCGAATGATCACTCATGAGTTTCCCCAACGTGACGTGCCGTATACGGAGGACTTGGGGCGGCAACCGAAGCACTATCAGATAGACGGATATTTGCTTGGTGATATGTATATGGAACAGCGGGACAGGCTTCAGAGCGCTTGTGAGGATCAATCCACGGCAGGTGAATTGATTCATCCTTATTACGGGATATTGAAAGTGCTGTGCTCCCGGTTTGTCACTTTGGATAGTACGGAGGAGACGCGGATACTGCGCATTCAGATTGCTTTTGTCGAAGCTGGCTCTCTCCTGTTCCCTTCAACTTTTGTGAATACTTCTTTTTCCAACGCCACCAACAAGCTATCCGTCATCGATCAGGCGCGGGCCGGGCTCAGGGCTCTCTATGATTTGACCCGTATCCCGGTAAATAAATTCAGAGAAATACGCACCAATGTTCAATCGGCAATAGGAGCCATTGAGGATTATAGATTGATAGTTGCTTCTGTTGCTTCATACGGGAAGATGGTCAAACGGACTCTGGCCGATATCGATACACTGATTCAAAGCGCAGATGATCTGGCTGAAGCGATGGCCGATTTGGTGACGTTTGGATCTTTCCCTGATGGATTGTTTCCCTCTGATCGCAATGATTTCGATACTGCCAATGAAGAAAATCCGGCGACTGAATTGAATAGCAGGGATCAATTCGATGAATTGAAATCTATGTTTGAATGGGAGCCGGAGACAAGCACCAGCGAGCAATCGGACGCGGTGACCGCGTATATTCAGCAAATCAATATAGCCACAGGCGCTGGTTTTATGTCCGTGATGCCCTTCAGCAGTCTGGATGACGCGGAAGCATTCCAAGACATTATAGTGGGCCAGATCAATAGGGTGCTTTTGAATGATCTTCCGACAGATATTGCGGCGGCTTTCCGCGATCTAAAAGCATCAGTGATAGCTGATTTGAAAAAGCGTGCCACTACATTGGCCCGGCTCACCACGTTGACTCCTCCGGAGTCCGTCCCGGCCCTTGTGCTGTCCTTTAAGCTATACGGAACAGTGGATGCGGAACAGGATATCATTGATAGGAATAAAATTGATCATCCCGGATTTATCCCCGGAGGACAGGAAATTGAGGTATTGACCAGTGTCTGAAGTCAATCTGAGAATAGGAACGGTGAACTATACTGGCTGGAAAACGGCGAGTATTTCCCGCTCCATTGAGTCTCTTTGCGGTTCCTTTTCTTTGGAATTGATAGATGGCTTCACTCCAGAGCTATGGCCAATCACTCCCAATGTTGAAGCTGATATTGATATTGATAATACTCCCGTGATGCGCGGGTTGATCGATCGCATCAGCCCCTCCATTAAACAGGATTCCAGAGGGCTGTCAGTTTCAGGAAGGGATACAACAGCGGATCTGGTTGACTGTTCGGCTATGAATGAGCCGGGGACTTGGAGAAACAATACAGTCACAGTCACAACACTGGCCCGTGCGCTGTGCGCTCCTTTTGATGTGAGAGTGATTGCGGAGCGGCAGACCGCTGAGAAATTTACCCATACCATACAGGCGGGGGAGAGTCCTTTTGAGTCTTTGGCGCGGGCGAATGAATTTGAGGGAGCACTATTTTTAACTGATGAGCGGGGACGGCTATTGATTACCAGCCCAGGGCAGGGGGAGCCCGCAACCGATAAACTG